TGGGCGGTCTGGCGGCGCCGTCGACGGCGGTGGCCATCAGTTACGTGTTGGGCACACAAAGCAGGACGCTGAACGTGTGTCTTAATGGACGAATTCAATTGGGTGGAAGTTGCGGAAGATATTCAAGAGATTAACATTCGGAATAATAGTTTTAAAAAACTTACTATTAAATCTTGACAATCCTATTATATAATGTTATCATTAAAGCATAGATAAGGGGTAATAAAATGAGCATTAATTTAGGTTTCTTATTAATTATTTTATTGGCTTCATGGAAAGCCATTGATATTCTATGGTGGGCTTTATCCGCTGACTGGAAAAACATTTTAAACGATTGGTTTAAATAAATGGTTGACAATTACTAGAAAAATGATATAATAGAATTATAGATAAGAAAAGGGGATATTTAAAATGACTAAACTAAACGAACAAGTAAAAAAGGAACTTAACGGGTGGGACTTTGATTTACAAGCTAGTGTCTATATTGGTTCAATTGATGATTTTGTTGACGTGGATTATTCTTTAAAAGTTATAGATGCGGAAGATTTAGCTAATGATTTAGATATTGTAAATTCTTTGAATGCCTTAGCGGTTACTGTTATAGATGATGCCGGAAAGCTACGAGATGACGTTTTGGATATGGTATACGAAGCATTAAGCAACCACCCTTATGATAAGGAACTTTCCGGGGTTGAATCACTATTTGAAATCAAGGAGATATAAAAATGGAAATTATTATTATTTTAAGTAAATTTGTTTGGGGATTAATCGCACTATTATTTGTATTTGTTATTATGGGGATATTAATTGAAGCGCAGAACAATTTGATTATTAAAAACATCGAAGAACGACGAACTTTAATGCTAGACCTTATTGAAGAAGAGATTATCACACTCAATAAAACACAAGCCGGTAAATTTGGTGCGTCAGAGGTTGTGGTAGAGGTTAATCGGCGTGTGAACGTCAAACATTTTACTAACACAGACTTACTACACATGGCAGAGACTACAATTAAGAGTTTGAAGTTGAAAGGGGTATTGTGATGACAAAGGTAACATTTGAAAAACCAAAATTAAATAGTGATGAACTTAAACTCATTAATATCGTTAGTGAAAAAGGTTTAGGAAAACTGATTGGTGAGAATTTTGAAGTTAATGAACATATCGACGCCGAAAAGGTAGCAGAGGCGTATGTATTAGGTTGGGAAGTTTAGTTATAATATTTGAGACTGGCAACGGTCTTTTTTTTGTGCTATAATAAAATTACTAATGAATAGGAGAAAATTATATGGTTTATAACAAACACGAGTGGCAAGATGGTGAACTAATAACGTCAGATAATCTTAATCATATTGAAGAGGGTATATATGATATTTCTGATAAATTTCAATTTAAAAAAAGAAATCCAGTTAATCCATCACATTGGACTACAAGATATCAAACAGGTCAAGGTGCTACTGTTATTAATGGCTATTTGTACACTTTTGTTGGCACTAGTAGTACGGTTGGTGATGTTCAGAGTGTACTAATAAAAGATTTAACAATGGGGTATGCTGGTAGTGGGGCATACGTAGACCCAACTGATTTACCGACAATAACTCACAATGTTGGGCATGTAAATTCGGTTGACTTTATTAATAATACTATTTCTCTTTCTTATAATAGTATGTCTATTGATACTGGATATATGGTAATTGGTGATGGTAACTGGAACCCAATCGTAACACTTTTTGAAAACGTAAATAATAAAATAACATTTTTTGATTATAACAACGCCATTAATTTAAACTTCAAAGAGGGAACAAAAACAATAGATGGTTGGGGAGGATTTTGTTTCGGAGAAGACTATAAAACGCTATTTTACGTTAGAAAAACAGAATCAAACGGCACATCGGTAACCATAAATAAGATATTATTAGGGACTGGAACTGTTGATTTATCTGACAAAACATCTGACAAGAGTGATAAGCAAAGGTGGGGAACATTTATATCTGGAAAAAATGGATTTCAGTATAACGGCACAGCTCAAATTTTGTCTGAACATATTGTTGATATATCCGTAACTGGTGTAGACCCACAACCACAAGATATGGTTTTTAAAAATAATAAACTATATGTTGGTAGTGGTTTTAGCGAAAATCATGTAATTGTATACGGTGTCTATGATGACGATATTATACTAGAAGATGATTTATTTCCCAGTAGAGATTTCGCGTACGGTGGGGAAACTGAAAGCGTAGCCACTTTTCAAGGTAGACTAATAACGGCCGGTAGTGGCGCAACATCGGCATTTGCGTGGGAATATCCAGTATCAACAAACGAACGACTACCAATAAACAACGAAGATTTATTGGTAAAAGGTAACAAAACATTTGAAAAACCAATATCTGGTTCTTTAAAAACTAGACCCGCCACATTTACGGACTTAGCTACCGTTGCTAAAGGAATGGTAACATATTCTGGATTATGGTATGTAAATTCTCAAAACATATTAAATACCCCTGATAACAATATGTCTTATTATATTGTTGAGGTTGTTCCATTAAATGGTGAGGGAAATGGGTATATTCAAATTAATACATTGGGGGTTAGTCCATTTTCTTATACTGGACCAGTAAATGGTGGGAACGTAGTTGGTTGGACTAGAAGTAACGCAATGATGAATGGAAACTACGGAATTAGGGTAACCGATTCAGCCGTTCAGAAAACATCAGACGGTGGAAACACATGGACGAATTTATAGGAGAAGCAACATGAATAACATTTTAAGTATCTCTTTGGCGGTTGCTGGTATTGTTGGCTCATTTGGTGGGTTGACGTGGATTAAACAAACGTTGACGACTCTAAAGACAACAACAAAATCAGCAAACCTTAAATTAGCACTTGACTTTGGTGTACAAGCCGTTACGTTTGCCGAGAAGTTTGTGGGAACGGGTCAAGAACAACAATTATCGGCTATTAACGCCCTTAAACAACGACTAGGCTCGAACAATATGCTTAATAAGTTTACGGACGAACAAATTGAGCAAATTATCCAACAAGCATATGCACAATCTAAAGCAAACGGATTAATTGACGCGGTTAAAAAGGAGGAAAAGTAATATGACAAAGAACATTAATGGTGATATTTACAGCGACCTAATTACTAGTGCAGATAGTCGAGCAATGGCGAGTGGAAGTATCCCTCGTAAAACTATCGACCGTATTGTAATCCACCATAACGCCACGACAAACAAAGATGTGGCAATTAATACGTGGTTGGCTTCAGGTTCTGCACAAACATCGGCTCATTATGAGGTAGCTAACAACGAAATTATTGGTATTGTGGGTGAGGGGACAACTGCATGGCACGCTGGTAATGGAGACATGAACGCTCGATCGATTGGTATTGAAAATCTTAATAGTGCTGGAGAACCTAACTGGCCGGTGTCATCACAAACGTTTGAAAGTCTATCTAAATTAGTAGCTGACATTGCAAAACGTTATGGTTTCCCTATTGATAGCACTCACGTTATCCCACATAATGCCGTTGTTGGTACTCGTTGCCCCGGTGGTATTGATGTAGCTAAGGTTATCGCTCGTGCTCGTGAAATTGCTGGTGGAAACGGTGGCTCAAATACCAACACTGGAAACAATACAACTGGATTAGACCAAGTGTTGCACGTGGGAGAATATTTCAAAGCACGTAAAGCATATCGAGTTGACGAGATGAAGTTTGTTAACGGCGTATGGCAAGTGGTAAACTACGAACTAGCCGGTGGAAAAGACTTCTCGTGGGTATATAACGGGTTTGGTGTTGCTTCTACTGATAAGGTTGACGCCAATGGTAATATTACAAAAGACCAAGAGTTATCCGTAGGTAGCTATTTCAGATTACACAGCGACCGTATCAAGGTTGTTGACGCAAATGATAGTGGTGTTGCATTAGATACTCGTTATGGTCGTGTTTGGGTAGACGCTTCAACATTAACAGAAGTAAAATAATAGATTAGACCGCCTTAATTGGTGGTTTTTTATTTTGTTTTTAAAAAGTGTTGACAAATTATTTATGTGTGGTAAGATTGGTTTATAGAAACGTAATACATTGATAGAAAAGAGGAACA